TGGATTGCATGCCCCCCCCTGCAATGGATTGCACCCTAACAGACAATTCTTCTAACAAACAAATTAACAAACCCTCCCCGGAGCAAATTAAAAATTTGATTATGGGGGCAATGTTTAAGAAATAAAAAAACCCCCGGGACAGAAGCCCCGAGGGTCGGTCGGATGACCTGGCCGATATGGCCGGTAGGACGCAGCGAACGCTGCCAAGTGATTACATCCCGGCGTAAGCCCGGGCAGCAACAACAAACTCTCGGATCTGACCCTGGATCGGAACTTCTTTGAGTTTGCTTTGATCTTCAAGGTACAAAACATAGTCCCTGAGGTCTTGTTTCGCTACCTCACTCACTAGCTTGCCCTTAAACTTACCAAATTCGATTTTAAGCGCACCTGGATCACCGGTTAGGGGTTGGGTAGCTACCCCCGGTTGAACGGGCTTATTTTCGATTTTAGATGGGATCGGCTGATGGGTGGGTGAAAGAGTCCGATAATCAGGACGCTCCATAGCCGCCTCACCGTCGTCGTCGGTCTGGTACACCCCAAGGACCGCGCTCAAGCTATACCGCCTCATGTAGCTGATCGAGGACCCCATAGCCTGGGGGTCGTTAGCCTTGGCGATTGGCAGGGCGCAGGTCGAGCTGACCCACTGCCCGCTTTCGTGCATGAGGATTGTCTCGATACCGTCCTGGCCGACAAGCTGACTGACCGCGAGCCCGTTCGGGGCGTAGTAAGTCTGAAAAACTTGCATGACTTGTTTAAGATCCGCGTACGAGGATTTGAAAAACGGGTTCTTAGAATCCTTGTATGCCCCGTTCATGGCCTTTTGTGATTCGCCAAGCGCCTTAGCCAATGCTCCAATTTGTTCCGATTTATTCATATACACTCCAATCATGCCCAGGCGGGCGGGTTAAGGGTTTGAGCAACCGGGGCAAACTTGGCCGGGCACTCATTCATTTCAATTACCGATTTAGCAACAGCCATGGCAGCGTTGTATTTCTCAACGGTGGTCTGGCGGTACACAAAATCGCTTACATCATATAGCGCAACCTGGCCGGTCGTGGTCTCACAAGCCGCCACCAACAGGCGAGCCTTGCCCAAGGTGGTTTCCGCTAGGTACGAATAATGCAGCATTTGAATATCATACCCGAAATTGATGAAATCGCGGGCAAAAGACGCAGGATCAGCGTTTTTTGTGGTCTTCACATCAAGCAACCCAAGCTCGGGGTTGATGGCATCAAGCCGGCCCTTGATCTTGACCCCACCAAGCTCAGACGATTCGGTAAACTCGAACTTAGTGTCATCAGAGGTCAGGAAAAGCTCTAGCTCCTTAATGGCCGACGCCGAATGTCTAAGGGCCGCCACAAGGTCCATGTCATCCTCGTTGATTAGCTCCTTATTGCCGGCCTTGGCCAAAAACGCCTCATGCCCGGCCTTGCCCTCTTTAGTCCTGCGGTCAAACTTGGGGCTTACCGCGTACCGGTTGTAAAAGTCCGGGCGCTCCAAGAAATAGGTATGCAGGGCGGTACCGAATCGCATGGCGTCGGTTGGCTCAAGCGGAAAGTGTAGGTACTGAAACCCGTCGTACGCGCTTTTGGCGCAAGCTTTAAGAAAAGAGGCGTTGATGCCTGGTAAGTTTTTGTAGTCGCTGAAATTCATTTGATTGCTCCTTTATTCGATTGAGCCGTAGCCCAGGGATTCGAGTACCTCAACAAGCTTGTCGTCAATGAAAAGCCCGAAATCGTACTGCTCTTGGAAGTAATTGCCCGAGCCGCCGTAGGTTTCGTGAAACCAAGACCGGAGCGTTGACTCAACTCCTGTCCAGGTCAACACCTCTGCCTTGAGGTCTCTCCAGGTAAAAAACTCCAATGGGTTGTCGTGACCAATGATTCTATAACGAGGAAACGCTTGCGCGCCGTATTGTGTTTGCATAGCAAAAAATTAACACATTTTACGCACAAAATCTTGTTATCTATACTGCTCAACTCGGCGCGTTTGACATTAGCCAAAATTATGGTTAAATGGATTTCGTGAACGAGAATCCCAAGCGACTTTTGGACCAAGCCCTGAGCCTTATTGCGCTCGACCTTCAACACATCCAAGGTTTGGTCATTCAGGGAAAGCTCGACAACTACGCATCCCAAGACCTGGCCCGGTATTCATCTAGCCTTTTGGCCATCGCCAAGGCCCACGAAAAGGATGACGACGATCAGCTCAAATCGCTTTCTAAGCTCCCTTACGAGGAGCTAGTCAAAATGGCCCAAGAGACAATCAAAGACTATGACAACAGTGCAAACAAGACCCGTAAGTGAATCGGACAAACCCTTTATTTTTTCGTCATGGCTGCGCCATTACAAAAACAGATCCTATTTCGCCAAGCGTATCCGTAACTCGATCTTTTACAAATGGCACCATTTGATTGTCGAGCGGGCCCTGACCGACGAAAACCGGGTTGCCCTGGTTGCCCACCCCGAGGGTGAGCCCGATGTGATTCTAGGTTTTGTGGTGGGTGCGGTCATGTCCGATGCCTCGGTTTTGCATTTCGTTTATGTGAAACCAAGCTTTAAGCGCATGGGCATTGCAAAACACCTGCTTAAAAAGTCTAAGCTGATTGACGCCGAGTATTTTACCCACTGGACCTTTGACGCCGATGAGGTCCTGCACAAGCTTCCCAACATTAACTATGACCCGTACCGTATTTAAGGAGAAAACCATGGCAAGAGAAGCAAAAGAGAAGAAATACCCAAAGACCCAAGCCGTTCGATTCCATACCGGCGTCCACGCCCTTAACACCGTTTTGACTAGCGTCGATTCCAAGCGCAATCAATGCGAGCTTGAGTTTGACGGAAATGGCGTTTGGATCATTGGCTCAAACACCTACAAGTTTGTCGCCAACTCAAATATCATTGATGTGACTTTTGAGCGCGACTGAGATCAAGCCCGAGCTACTCTTGCAAGCTATTGTTGCCCGTCAGGCCCGGCGGTTTGATGTGGCACAATACTGCTTTCCCGAGCAACTTGAGTTCATCCAGGACAAGGCCCGCTTTAAGACCGCGGTATGCTCGCGTCGATCCGGCAAGACCATTGCTTGCGCTGCCGACTTAATTGATACCGCACTCAAGTTTCCAAAATCGAAAAACCTGTACATTACGCTGTCCCGGGCTAACGCCAAGCGGATTTTGTGGCCCGAGCTGTTGGCCATCAATGAACAATACAAGCTGATGGCTCACACCAATGAGACCGAGCTTTCCATGCAGTTTATCAACGGCTCGATCATTTACCTGTCGGGCGCCAAAGACCGGACTGAGATTGAGAAATTTCGGGGTCTGGCGCTTAAAAAGGTGTATATCGACGAGTGTCAAAGCTTTCGGGCCTACATTCAAAACCTAGTGGACGAGGTTATTTCCAAAGCCCTCTTTGACTATGCCGGCACCCTCTGTTTGATCGGCACCCCGGGCCCAGTGCCCGCGGGTTACTTCTACGAGGCTGCCCACTCGCCCAACTGGTCGCATCATGCCTGGACCTTTTTTCAAAACCCGCATATCGCCATCAAGTCGGGCCAAAGCCACGACCAAGTATTGCAAGAGGACCTAAACCGCACCGGGCTTACGATTGAGGACCCCACCATTCAGCGCGAGGTGTTTGGCCGTTGGGTTACTGATTCTGACTCACTTGTGTTCAAGTACAACCCCGCCCTCAACCATTACACTCGGACGCCCGATTGCGGCGGGACATGGAAATTTGTGGTGGGGGTCGATATTGGGTACGACGACGCCGACGCCATCGCGGTCATTGGGTGGAACGACAAAATCAAGGAATCCTACCTTATCGAAGAGTATGTAATGGAAAAATCTGACATTACTACGCTCGCAGATGAGATCCAGGCCCGAGTCACTAAATACAACCCCCTCAAGGTTGTCATGGATACCGGGGGCCTTGGTAAAAAGATTGCCGAAGAGCTACAACGCCGGCGGTCGCTACCGATCAAGGCCGCCGAAAAACAGCGTAAGGTCGAGTTTATTGAGCTTCTAAACGACGCCATGCGCACCAAGCGGTTTATGGCCCGCAAAGACACTCAGTTTGCCGAGGATTGCCTGAAGGTGGAATGGGATGAGGGTAAAAAGTTTGAAAAGATTTCGGACAAATTCCATTCCGACATTACCGACGCCGTTTTGTACGCGTTTCGCGAGTCGCTCCATTGGCTTCACAAGCCCGAGGTTGTTGTACCCAAAGCCGGGTCAACCGCCTGGTACAAAGCCGAAGAGGAGCGCATGGTAAGGGAAGCCGAGGAGGCCGCCCGCAAGCAAAAAGAAATGGACATATTTGACGACATGGGGTGGAATTAGGACAATGACAATCGTTGAGGCCAAAGACCTAGTAATGTTTGCAAAAGCCCACGGCATTAGACGCTTAAAGTTTGGTGAGTTTGAATTTGAGCTAAACCAGAAAATGGTGGGTGAGGCAATTAAGGGCGACGGTATTGGTCAGGAATATCAGCCAACCGAGGATGAAATGCTGTTGTATTCTACCCCGTATTTCGATGAATTGGTTGAACAAAGGCGGGCACCGTAATGCAAAAGATCGACTACTCTACACTTTCGGCCCAGGGCGCAGACGCATATCAGGCATCGGACAAAGCATGGTGGGCGTGTGACAAGAGCGAGCGCCATCAAGCGGTTGCTAAGATCGTCAAGGCCCTGTCCCAATATGACTCGAAACGCGAGACCCAATACCAAATCTCGACCCGGCTCTACGGCAACACTAATATCATGGGTCTTAATGGCCTATCTTATGCCAAGATTACCTCCGTCCAGAACGCCCTTAAAGACCGTATCACCTATAATGTGGTTCAATCGGCAATCGACACCGTTACGGCTAAGATTGCTAAAAATAAGCCTCGGCCCTTGTTCCTTACCAATGGCGGCGACTACAAGGTGCAGCGCAAAGCCAAGAAGCTGAACAAATTTATCGACGGGTTGTTCTATGAAAATAGTGCTTATGATCTCGGCACTCTTGTGTTCCGCGACGCTGCTGTATTTGGCGACGGTTTTATTCATGTGTTTGAGCATTATGGGCGTGTTGCCTTTGAGCGTGTTTTGCCCTCCGAAATGTATGTCGATTGGGTTGAAAGCTTTTATGGAAAGCCACGCCAATTACATCGTGTCAAAAATGTGGACCGTCAGGTACTCATGCAGCTCTTTCCTGAGAAGCGTGAGGCGATCATGGCGTGTTCCGGTGCCTCCGCCGATCTCGTCGGAACATATCAAAATGTGGCAGATCAAATCACGGTCGTCGAATCCTGGCACCTCCCGTCCGGGCCCGACGCCACCGACGGATTGCATACCATAAACATTACAACCGCCAACCTCTTTGAAGAGGAGTACACCAAAGACTTTTTCCCATTCGCCAAAATGCCATGGTGCCCGCGGATGTACGGGTGGTGGGGTCAGGGAGCTGCCGAGCAACTCCAGAACATTCAGCTCGAAATTAACAAAATCCTCTGGATCATTCAGCGGTCCATGCACCTATCCGGCACCTTTAAGGTCCTGATTGAAAACGGATCGTCAATTGTTACCGAGAAGCTCAACAATGACATTGGGTCCATCATCCACTACAACGGCACCAAGCCCGAGTATGTGGTACCGCCCATTGTACCTGCCGAGTTTTACAGTCAGTTTGAACGCCTGAAACAGCTCGCTTATGAGCAAGTGGGTGTGTCTCAGCTTTCTGCCGCTAGCCAAAAGCCCGCCGGCCTCAACTCTGGCAAGGCGCTCCGCGAATACAATGACATTGAGTCTGATCGTTTTAACACCATTGGCAAAGCTTACGAAAAGCTGTTTCTTGACCTGGCTCGCATCGCTATCGACAAGGCCAAGGAAATCTATGCCCGCGAGGGTGGGTACGAGGTTAAGGTACCTGGCAAGAAATTCATTGAAAGCATTGATTGGAAACAGATCGACCTCGACGAGGACGATTATGTAATGCAAATGTTCCCGGTGTCGTCGCTGCCCAGCACTCCCGAGGGTCGTCTCCAAACGGTTCAGGAATATATGCAAGCCGGTATCATCAGCCCGCGGTCTGGTCGCCGGTTGCTCGATTTCCCTGACCTGGATCAAATTGAGGACCTGGCAAACAGCCAAGAGGACTACCTGCACGAGATCCTTGAGAAGATTGTGGACGACGGTATTTTTACCCCGCCGGACCCATTTGATGACCTCAAGCTCGCACAAGAGCTGTCCCTCGAATACTACACCCGGGCCAAGCTCCAAGGCGTTGAAGAGGAAAAGCTCGAACTTTTGCGTCGCTTTAACGACCAAGTGTTGGTCCTGATTCAAAAGGCTATGCCACCCCCGCCTCCTATGGGAATGGGTGGTGAGCCTATGGCCGCACCCGCGGCACCTCCAGTGAGCGACCTGTTGCCTAATATCCCGGGGGCAATTGCTTGAAAGAGCCAAACCACGGTGAGGCCTACGGGGCCTTGAGGCGCTGCGACTACTGCAACTCTTACCACGGATTCCTTTTCGTCTGTCGTCACTACAATGACGAAATTAAGCGTAAGATTGAAAAGGATGCTAAAGAGTTTAAGAAACAACTGAAGAAAAAGGAGCGAGGACTATGAGTGAAGATTTGGCCCTGAATATCCCTACCCACGAAAACCCGGTTGCTGTTAAAGAAGCCGAGGCGCCAGTAGCGCCGGAAGCTGTCGAGACCAAGGCACCCGAGTCGGATGAGCCGGCCCTTGCCCCTAAGTTTGCCGCCCTGGCCAAGAAAGCCAAAGCCGCACAAATGGCTCAAGCCAAACTCAAAGCCGAACGACTTGAGATTGAGCGGGCGCGCAAGGAAATTGAAGATTTTAACAAGTACAAGACCGAGGCCAAGCAAAACCCACTCAAGGCCCTAGAAGCCATGGGCATTAAGTATGATGACCTGGTTAATTTCGTGCTGAATGGCGAGCAACCCACCGTTGACCAAAAGCTGTCACGGGTTGAGTCTGAGCTTGAACGCTTCCGTCGTGAGCAAGAGGAGCGCGAGCTTTCCAAAGAAAAGGCCGCCCAGGAGGCCGCCGAGCGCCAGTACCAAGAGACCATTGATACCTTCAAGGGCAAGATCACCGAGTTTGTCACGGGCAATGAAAAGTTTGAGCTGATCAACCTGCATGACGCGCAAGGTCTTATCTTTGATACTATCGAGGAGTATTTCAACAGCTCTGGCAAGATCATGACCATTGAAAAGGCTGCCGAGCTTGTCGAGGGGTACTTGGAAGAGCAAATCGAGACCACCCTGCAAAAGACCAAGAAATTCCAATCGAAATTCGCTCCCAAAAAGGACGAACCGCAACCACAAGCGGCTAAGGGGCCGAGCCCAACTCTCAACAACACTGTTGCGACCTCAAGCTCTGCCCCT